TTTTCTCCTTAGTTTTTAGGTTAAAGAGCGTTCCTTCAGTCGGCTTTTGCGTCTTGAAAGCATCCTTTCTTTGTTACTTGTTTAATTTCCCAGATAATATCATTTTTTTGATGACTATCAAACTTAGGATAAGTAAGTACTCTTCCTATAATAAAGTTTGCCTGTAAACAAGTTAAGAACAGTGCTTCCATAGATGAACGATCCGTTCCGAGTCGGCTTACTTCCGTTCGCTATTCAAGAATAGCGAATGAACGATAGAGATATTATAATCTCTGTTATCGTATATAGTCAAGACTTTTTGTAACTTTTGATACTATTTAAAATATCTTAATCTCTTTGTCTCCAATCATCTGGTTTATCTTGAGTAAAGAAATCTAAAATATCATCAGCACTTGTAAATCCCGTTTTATGATTTGATGGATCAGGATCCCCAAGATCCAAAGCATTCATAAAATCGTCCATATCGCCTTCTTGCATATCAGGATTTGCCGCACGGCGTCTTGCTTGTCTCAAAATAGTTGCTGCTGAACGATTTGATTTGGCAAGTTTTTCTGCCCAGATCATTTCATTTAACTCTACAGATTCACCTTTTACAATTCGTTCGCAGATTGCTTCAAGGCGTAAACGATATTGAGTAGAGAGCATATAATTCTCCAGATATAGTGTATTTAGTTAACGCTCAATATAACTTAAAGTATGATCTTGAGCAAAAAGTTGATGAATAATCATATCACAACCAATCTTAGGATTACAATCACCACATGTATAAACATCTACTGCTGCTTTACCTTCTTCTGGCCATGTGTGAATGCTAATATGACTTTCTGACAATAGACAAATTACAGTAACACCTTGAGGTTCGAATTTTTTAGATATAGTTTGAACTACAGTAGCACCACTTGCAATTGCCGCACTCTCTAATAAGTCTATAAGACAACGCTCGTTGTCCAAAAGAACAAACGAGCATCCATACAAATTAAGTAAATAATGCTTTCCCATTCAAATAGGATTATCCTCCGCTTCCTTTAATAATTCCGAAACTACTTTTTCAGTTCCATCTATAGTTTTAACTTGATATAAAGAAGATTTCATGTATTTTTTAATCTTTTTATATTGCTTTATAAGTTTAGTTAATTCTTCTTTATATACAACAACATTTGTATCTTGTTTTTTACCAAATCCATTATTCATTTTCTTTTTTTATTATCTTGTTTTTGATATCCCCATATTTTAGGATTTACTCTACCATACCCAAAATCAATTTTTTTAAGAGATCCTGGTCCAAATGTATCGTAATATAAATCAAAAATACTAACTCTTTTACCTCTACACAAATCCATATAAGTTTTTCCATCTGATTGATATATTACCATATATGCATCATTTGGAAGAGATGGATCTTTGATTTGCTCAAGAGTGGCGTTATTGTAGATTATTTGACATCCATATTTTGGAGGTATACTATTTTTTTCTTCCGAATTCCAACTCATAGATTTTACCTCCCCAAAAAGTTCATTCAAGAACGATTTCCCCAAACAATGTCTGGATAAGCATCCTTAACATTTTGATGTGTTATTTTGTATTTATCGGTTAATTTTTTATCCTTAACTAAACATACAAGTTCTGCTTCCAAAGGATGAAGTCCCTTTAACATATTGATAAAAATTGTTTCCTTTCTAATCTGAGAAAGACTAATACTACCACCCCTAACAAAAATATAAAAATTTTGATATTCATTCCTAAGTGAAGTATCCTGTTTATTCATTACTTCATCAGTTCCAGCATACTCACCACTTCTTAGGTTTGTATTTTTTGCTTTACTTTCAATCAAATCAGTCAAATTTCCACCAACAGATGTTTGTTCATCGTTATCTGCATAAGGTACAGGACCTTCTGGTAAAATTGAAATCACACTTTCATCAAAATTCCAAATTAATAATGATACTAAAGCGTCATTTCTATGCTCCTTTAAAACTTCAACCTTGTCTGCCGATGTTCTTTGTTTCGATGCTAATTCTAGAATCTCAAACTGAAATGGATTAGCTTGTAAAGTAACTTTACTCTTCGTCTTCGTCTTCGTAGTCATAATCGTTTTCAAATCTCACTGCTAAAATTTCGTCTGGTATTACATTTCCATTATTATCAAACATTTCTGGATGAAGATTTGGAATGCCATACATGCGTTCAAATTGATATTGTTTAAATATCCATCCGATAATTCCCCCAATAAGAAAGAACATCAAGGTAAACATTACAGTAAAGGTGAGTATAACCGCTATTTCCATTGTCTGCTCCTCCTAAAGAGTTACTTTTTTTTATTAATAAAAAAATTAAATTCAAAATGTATCTCCCTAGAGAAGAGAGACATCATTTTACCAAAATGTATCTGAAATGATTTTGGTAATACCTTCTCCCTCCTGTTTTTGTTCTTTCTCAACATTAACTCAAATCCACGATTAATTCGTGGTTCATTTTTATTTAGAGACTTTTTTTCTCCTTCCTTTCCTTTTGTCATGGTTGTACTTCCATGCATCCTCTAATATTTCTTGAAGATAATTTCTTATCTTTCTCGCTTTTGGTTTAGGTATATGCCCATATGCTTCTCGAAGTTGTTTATGAATCTCATCGGATCCACCTTCAAGATAATCATCAAGATCAGTAATTAAACTATTGATTTCTGATGCAGTGGAACTTGCAATAAATTCCTCAACTTCAACTTTTTTTGTCCCTCTAATTTTCAAATAATCATAAAATTTCAAAACAAACTGACCTTCAAAAGCAAGATCAATTGCTTTTTCTACATCGTAGTTAATTTCGACAAAAAAACTTTTCATTAAATGACAGAATTCTCCTTAAGGTATTTTACTGTATCGGTGCATCCACCTAGATGTTTAGAATCATTTAGAATTACTTGGGGGAATGTAGATCCATTCCCAAATTCAGAATAAAATTGATCCCTAGTGAAATGCTCATCCAGTTTGTAAATCTTATGATCAAGACCACTTAAGTTTAGCACTCTTTCAATTTTTTCACAATAAGGGCAACCATTTTTAGAGTAAACTGTAAATCTCATAATAGTAAAATAATTTTTTAATATTTATTAATAATTTATATTTTTTCTTGGACGATATACTCTAAGTTCTTGTTTTGACATTTGAGTAATCCATTCATTAATATCATCAAATCTTTTTTTATCGAAAAAAGATTGATTTGTGTACCAAGTTTGCCAATCAAAATGTGCTTTTGATCTATTGCAAGATTCACAAGCACATAAAACATTTGTTAAATGATCGGACCCACCTTTTGATTGTGGGACAATATGATCTAAAGTTAAATTTTCTTTAGATCCGCAATAAGCACATTCTCCCCATTTATCTTTGATCGATTTTCTCCACAATTGTCTTGCTTCCTGAGGTGAAGAAGTTTCTAAATTGTACAGATAATCTTCTGAGGAATGATAGAGTTGCATTCTTTATGTGCGAACTTATAATATCTATTAATTCTTTAATTGTTATATAAATGTAGATGAATTCAATATGATAACTTATATCTTTATCTCTTTCGAGAAAGTTTTTTATTCTTTTTATTTTGTTTAAAACATTCATCTCTCGCCCAAATCCGATTTAATTTATTTAAATGAGAACACGCTTTATTTTTTTCTCCACAAAATGGACATTTAGTATCAGGAGGATCGTCAATATACCCTTCAGGCGTATACATCAGAATATTATTGGTTTTACACAATAACTGGAATTGCTTCTCTGTCCGGTAAAATATTTTGTGATTTTAATTGTTTATCATCATCCATTCTTTCCGAAAAAATATTTACAACTTGATCAGAAAGTACTTTTACCTGCCTATATGTTCGAGTTGAATCAAATGAACACATCATTAGGGCATCAATTAATGATGAACAATCACAAATCTTTTTTCCATTTTTATCGAAAACAGAATAGTTTGAATATTCAATTCGACTTATTTTTTCTAATTGGTTCATTTGTAATTTTTTTGATGTCAAAATTTAAGTAGGTGTATGAGATATACTATCTCTTATTCTTATAAAAGTCAATCCTTTAATATCAAAAGACCTTTTAATAGGTGAGTCGCTTCAGAAAACCTATCGACATAATGAATCATTTTCATTTCATCATTATTAAGAAATCCATTGTCTAACATCTCATCTTCAATCCAATGCTTAAATGTTCTCCACATTCTACCAACACAAATGATTGGTTTTCTATCAATATGATTTACCTGTACTAATTGATAAATCATTGCCATCTCAAGGAGAGTGCCAATACCACCAGGAGTTACGATAAAAGCATCACAATCAGAAAAAGTTTTTA